ATATACTATGTTATAATACAAATCAAGAAATAATTTAGAAGGAGAAAGATGAATAAAAATTATCAGCAAACTGGCGGTAAAAGACTTAAAAAAGTTACATGGTCTCCAGTTGCCTATGAAAAACATAATCCTAAGTTTACTAAACGTCCAAGTTCTAAACGCGTTTTAAGAAAGATGAAAGCAGCATGATACACTGGTACACGGAGAAAAAAATCAGATGGCACATGGGTTTTATACCCTTTGCAAAATTTTGCATGAGCAGACTTGTTAAAAAAATTTATAAAGATGGGTACTATGATGGAGTGGCTTTAACCAGAAATAAAATCATCCGTGGACTTGGTGATATTAGAATGACGCCGTCTCAATGGATGACTGCATTACGGCTTACCGAAAAAATAGATAATGAAGGAAGAAAAATATTATTTGTGGACGGGGTTAAACTTAAATGACAGTTTACGTTTTACAGGAAATGGGAAGAAACATTCGTTCGGCTGAAAAGTTTGGCGAACTGAAAGTGTGCCTTCCTGATAACAGGCAGATAGTTTTATCATCCGGACCCTTGGCGTTCAAGCTTCAGCAAGAACTCAAGGATTTCAACGATAATGACTACTTGCTTTTAATGGGAGACCCTGCTATAATAGCACTTGCTGGCGCAGTTGCCAGTGATGTAAATGGAGGAAAGTTCAAAGTCCTGAAGTGGGACCGCGATGAAAAACGATACTATGATATAGAAATAGATCTGAGAGGTAGAAAGTGAATAATTTAGTAGAACAAATGCAACAAGACGCTGGCGCCACGGCCCCAAATAACATGGGAAAGATTGGTGCGGTAGCGAATGACATTGCTGATACGGACAAGGAGATCAGCGATATTGAAAAAGAATTAAAAAAGAAAAAGGATTACAAGAAACATTTATCAGAAAATGTTTTGCCTAACCTCTTCGCGGAGGTAGGACTAGCGGAGTTAAAACTTGCTGACGGCAGGCTTATAAAGGTAGGGAACTACTACGGCGCCTCCATAAAGGAAGACAAGAAAGAGGCTGCTTTCACATGGTTCAGAAACAATGGATTTGGGGATTTAGTAAAGAACCAGATCTCTTGCAGCTTTGGGAGGAATGAAGATGAAAAAGCTAGGGGACTGATTGAAACCTTGAATGAACAGGGTTATCAATCCTCGCAACGTGAATGGGTCGAACCTTCCACCCTTCGCGCATTTATACGTGAGCAACATGAAGCAGGCAGGCAACTGCCTATGGACTTGTTAGGCGCTTACGTCGGACAAAAAACAACGATTAAAAACTAAAAGGAGAAAGGCCTATGGCACAGACTAAAGCAGTCGCAGCAGCGGCAAAACTAGATCTAGCAGTTCTTGCTAGTGATTCAAAGGATGCAAGTGGATTCGGCAATCTTGACTTGTCAAGAGACATCGCAATTCCTTACATCAATATTCTTCAATCAAACAGCCCGCAATTGAATCCATCAAAAGCGGAGAATGTTGAAGGAGCAAAGGTGGGACAGTTCTACAATACTGTGTCACAGGAAGTCAGTGATTCATTAAACGTGATTCCTGTACTTTATCAACTACGATACGTGGAATGGAAACCACGTGAATCCGGGGGAGGATTTGTTTCTTCCCATGACGCTGACAGCGGGATCCTATCCCAAACGAAGCGTGACCAGATGACCTTTAAGGATGTATTGCCAAGCGGCAACTACATCGCCACCACTGCCTACCACTATGTTATGGTTCAGGGCAAGGATGGAGCGTGGTCGCAGGCAGTTGTAAGCATGACATCTACTCAATTAAAAAAGAGCAGACGCTGGAACAGCTTAATGCTATCGCAAAAAGTTAAGGGTCCATCCGGGAGTTTCACTCCGCCAACTTACGCAATGATCTACAAGCTCACTACCGTTAGTGAGTCCAATGATCGAGGCAGTTGGTTTGGGTACCAAGTTGAGAAAGTCGGGCAGGTTGAAGACGCTGATGTCTACAATGAATCTAAGTCATTTTCAACCACCGTATCAAGAGGAGAAGTCGAAGCTAAACCTATCGTTGAGGGGGAACCTGTAAAAGAGGCTCCACAAAACTCAAAAGAAAGCGACGAAGACATACCGTTTTAAGGTAGTTTTCATAAACTGGAGGTTTAGTGGAAGAATTCAAATCTATATTTGAAGGGCTTGACGTAGCTTATGGTCAGCACCAATCCGAGGGGAAACGTGCTGACGGTAAGCAGGAGGGGAAGTCATACATTGTTAAAAAACTTGTTACGGAAGATCTGTGGAGTGATCATCTGGCTGGTAAAGGCCCTTCTCTGGGCATTATTCCTATTATGGCTGATAATACATCCAAGTGGGGTTGTATTGATATTGATTCTTATCCTATTGACTATAATAAAATAATTCACACTGTCAGAAAACTTAAGTTGCCCCTTGTACCATGCAGGTCAAAGAGTGGCGGTCTTCACCTATTCCTGTTTTTTAAAAACCCAGTATCCGCCAAATCAATACGAGAGAAATTGCGAGAGGTTGCCTCAGGTCTAGGATATTCTTCCGTCGAAGTATTTCCAAAACAATCCACAATACTAATAGAAAAAGGGGACTTAGGAAATTTTTTAAATCTTCCCTATTATAACGCCAGAAATACAACAAGATATGCTTACAAGGATGATGGAACCGCCGCAACATTGCGCGAGTTCGTTTCATTATACAACAAATATTCAGTGGCCGGTACCGACGAAGTTGCAATCCAGGTATCGCAAGATGTCATAAAGGACGGTCCACCATGCCTGCAGCAACTGTGCACGCAGGGATTTCCGAAGGGAACTAGAAACAACGGACTGTTCAACATTGGAGTTTATTTAAGAAAATTTGATCCGGATAACTGGAAGACGCTGCTTGAGGAACATAACAGAAGTCATATGACACCGCCACTGGCGGCACAGGAAGTCGTCATTGTCCAGAAACAACTGGAGAAAAAAGATTACAATTACAGATGCAAGGAACCACCCATCAATGCCTATTGCAATTCCAAGCTATGCCGAACGAGAAAGCACGGCATTGGGCAAGGCGGTTCAACTATAGAATTTGGTGCACTGACAGTTCAGTTGTCCATGCCGCGTGTATGGTTCCTGGATGTCAACGGGCACCGCTTAGAGTTATCAACTGAGGAGTTGCAGATCCAGAGCAAGTTTCAGAGAAAATGCATGGACATATTGCGCATTATGCCTCAGAAGATGAAGGAATCACTATGGCAGGAGATAGTCCAAGCCTTGATGGATAATGCACTCGAAATTAAGGTGTCAAGTGATGGGTCTGTCGCCGGTCAGTTTGAAGCTTACCTCCAGGATTTTTGTACTGATCGCGCGCAGGCTCTCAATAGGGACGAAATTTTAACGAGAAGACCATGGACGGAGGAAGGAAAAACATGGTTCAGGCTTAAGGACCTGCAGGATTATCTCACTCGCAACAAGTTCACCCACTACAACGGGGGACAGCTTGTCGCACGACTTCATGATCTTGGGGGAAATAGTGACAAGTTTAAATTAAAGGGACGCACCACAAGGGTGTGGAGCATTCCAGCTTACCAGCAGCAAAATTCAGAATTTGACATAAAGGAGGTTGACAGTGCACCATTCTAAATCAAAAAGAAATGTAACTGACTTAAGATATGTGGAATCAGAAAAAGGATATTTTAATAATGTATGGCAATCAATTAGATCTAGAGATGTCGCGTATAGCATTAAAAGTAGGAATCATCTTTTAGAACTATGGAACAACCATAAAAAAGAATATGGTCCTTGTTGTAGATATACTGGAGTTGAACTTACTACTAAACGTTCCACTGGTGAAGGTTGGAAAAGGAGTAGACCTACTAATATATCCGTTGACCGTGTAGATCCTAGACTTCCTTATGAAGAAGGAAATATTGTCTTTTGCACATGGGAATTTAATAACAGAAAAAGTGGTGTCACACCTGATGATTGTAAACGAATACTGGAAGTATATGAGGAAATAAATGAAAACTAAAATAATACTTGGACCACCAGGAACCGGCAAGACACACAACCTCTTGGAGCTTGTGGAGGAGGAATTGGCCAGGGGAACTCCGCCGGATCGGATTGCATTCGTTGCGTTCACCAAGAAGGCGGCGAACGAGGCACGTAACCGGGCGATGAAGAAGTTTAAGCTGGAAGAGCAGCACTTGCCATATTTCAGAACACTGCATTCATTTGCGTTTCACCAGCTTGGCATGACCAAGTCAGAGGTGATGTCAAGGGATAACTACAAGGAGTTTGCGCAGGCATTCGGGATGGATCTAAGATCTGTCACTGATGGAAAGGAATCCGGTGGAATAGTTACAACGGATAACATACTGATAAACGAGGTTAATCTTGCAAGAATGAAATGCATGGAGCTGGAGCATCACTACAACAGTTCCAATTTGCAAGATGTTTCCTGGCACGCATTGTTAAGAGCACAGCGAGCACTGGAAGAATTCAAGAAGAAGAAAGAGCTGCTTGATTTCACTGACATGATAGAAATGTACCTGGATTCCGGAATGATTCCCAAGCTTGACGTGGTGTTCGTGGACGAGGCGCAGGATCTGTGCCGGCTGCAGTGGCGAATGGTAGACAAAATTTCTCAAAATTCAAATAAAATATTCATAAGCGGTGATGATGACCAAGCCATTTACAGATGGGCCGGCGCTGACGTGGAGCATTTAATTAACATGCCAGGAGAAACCAAAGTTCTCACTCAGTCCTACAGATGTCCAAGAGTGGTACAGAATTTCTCACAGAGGATTATTGGAAGGGTGAGGAACAGAAGGCCAAAGAGCTGGAGAGGAACAAACAAGGAAGGATTTCTCCAATTTCATTCCTATCCGGAGAGTGTTGATTTAAAGAGTGAAGGAACATGGCTGGTAATGGCGCGTACACAGTATTTACTGGATGAAATTGAACGGGACGTGAGATTGCAGGGACTATTATACAAAAGAAACAATGAGCTCCCCGTATCGCAGAAGCTATTGAATGCGGTTAACGCATGGAAAAGACTGAACGAGGGGGAATACATAGAGTTGCCGGAAGTAAAATCCATTTATTCCTACATGTCCACGGAAGTGGGAATTGAAAGGGGATTTAAGCACCTGAAGACAGCTGCCAAGGAAAAGTACGAAATGGAAGAGTTGGTTATGCAACATGGATTACTGGTTGCAGGACGTCCTTGGGACGTGGCTTTTGACAAGGTGGGTAACAGGGACAGAGAATTTTTAAGGGCAGTGGAATCAAGAAACAATTCAGGAGACACTGAGGCAAGGATTAACTTAAGCACCATTCATGGAGCCAAAGGAGGGGAAGCGGACAATGTTATGCTTCTTACTGACCTACCACGAAAAGCACAGGAAGCTATGGAAGTGAATGCAGATGATGAAACACGTGTATTCTATGTAGGGGCTACACGGGCAAGAGATACACTACATATAGTACAACCGCAGAGATATGGAGGATTTATAATATGAGTGCGCATAAAAAACAGATAGGAGGGGATCACTACAAGAGAATGGCAGTTCAGCCAAGCCATTACATCGTCAAGAACAATCTTGGATGGTATGAAGGAAACATTGTCAAGTATATTACCAGACACAGCATCAAGGGAGGAAGACAGGATGTGGAAAAAGTTATCCACTATGCTGAACTATTACTTGAGGATAAGTATCCTAAATCCAGGGGAGACATAAGAGGAGAAATAACCAGGAAACACATTAAAAAATTAAACAAGGAGATGAATAAATGATGAGAGATATGTTCAAGGAAATTAATTCGGAATGGGTGGCACCTACTACCTTCCCTGATTTGACCACACATAATAAAGTAGCCATTGACTTGGAAACATGTGATCCAGAATTAATTAAGGAAGGACCAGGATGGCCCACTCAAAGGGGACAGGTTATTGGAATTGCAGTCTCGTCCAATGGTTTTACGGGATACTATCCGATCGCTCACGAAGGTGGGGGAAATATGGATAAGAAGAAAGTACTTAAGTATGTTAAGTCCATATGTGAAGACGGTTCAATTGACAAAGTGTTTCACAATGCCCAGTATGATATCGGTTGGCTCTCAACACTGGGAATAGAAGTCAAGGGAAGAATACATGATACAATGGTTGCCATGGCGCTCATTGATGAGAACCGGTTTTCCTATACATTAAATAGCATTTCAGGAGAGTACCTAGGGGAGAGAAAAAATGAAACAAAATTACGGGAAGCCGCAGATGCGTTTGGAGTAGACCCGAAGAATGAAATGTACAAATTACCGGCACAATTTGTTGGAGAATACGCTGAAAAAGATGCAAGGTTAACATTAAAACTTCATGAAAAACTGTCATGGGAAATTACCAAGGATAATTTACAGACAGTATATGACATAGAATGCCGATTAATCAATGTTATTTTCCAAATGACCAAACAAGGGGTACGTATAGATACCTACAGCGCAGTGAATCTAATAGAACGATTTAAGAACAAGGAAAAGAAATTACTGAAGAGAATAAAGGATCTCACAAACCTTAATGTGGAGATATGGGCAGCGGCTTCAATATCAAAAGCTTTTGATTCGTTGAACTTGCCGTATGAAAGAACGGAAAAGACCAATTCACCATCATTCACCAAGATGTTCCTGACGGACCATCCACATGAGCTTCCCCGATTAATCATGCAGGCGAGGGAACTAAACAAACTAAGGGGGACTTTCCTGCAAGGTCTCTTAAATCACAGTAAGGAGGGAAGAATACATGCCCACATTAACCAAATTAGGTCTGACAGTGGAGGTACTGTCACTGGTCGCTTTTCTTATAATCATCCTAATCTTCAGCAAATCCCTAGCAGAGGCCAGTTCGCGAAAGACATTAGGAAAATCTTCATTCCGGAAACAGGAGAATACTGGCTCAAGGCGGACTACTCACAGCAAGAGCCAAGACTACTCACCCATTTCGCACGACTTGTCAAGCAACCAGGTTCTAGGGAAGTACAGGAAGCATACCTTGAAAAAGACCTCGACTTTCATCAACAAACAGCGGACATGGCAGGAGTTCAGAGAAGCCTTGCGAAGACTATCGGACTAGGCGTCATGTACGGCATGGGATATCACAAACTGGCCCGTGAGCTTGATATGGAACCGCAGGAAGCCAAGAAAATGTTACTGGACTTCCACGCCAAGGTACCGTTCATGAAGGGAATGCTGGAAGCGGTGATGAACCGTGCCAACAGCAAGGGAGTTATCAGGACTCTGCTTGGTCGTAAATGCCGTTTTGACCTGTGGGAGCCCACCCAGTGGGGGGTGCACAAGGCACTGCCATTGAATCAGGCGCAGACTGAACATGGATTTGCAATCAAAAGAGCCTATACCTATAAGGCGTTGAACAGACTGATCCAGGGGTCAGCCGCGGACCAGACCAAAAAAGCAATGGTTGACGTGTATGAGGAACTGGGAATTATCCCTCTCATACAGGTTCATGATGAACTGGACTGTTCCGTCAGGGATGAAAAGATGGGAAAACAAATAAAGGAAATAATGGAAAATTGCATTGAACTGGAAGTTCCATCGAAAGTGGACACTGAAATAAGCGAAAGTTGGGGTGGATGAACTGGATCTGCTCAGTACTGTTAATCTGTTTTAACTTCAGCCCGGAAATGAACTACACCAGCAACGAGGAATTCATCAAGGGCGTTACGGCGTGCACCCTTCACCTGAATTCAATGGAGAATGAATGGGAAAGGATCCCAGTTGATTTGGTTGTGGCGCAAGCCATTCATGAATCCGAATGGGGTCGCTCCAGGTTTGCCGTTGAAGGCAACAATCTTATGGGGATTCGCACGTTTGATCCAGCAGATAACCAAATGAAGCCCATTAATATACCTAATTCGAGCTGGGGGCTCAGGATCTTTGAAACCAAGTGTGAATCCATATCCTACTATATTGATTTGCTGAACAATAGCCACCATTATAGCGACTTCAGGGAAGAGAGATTAATGCAGTATATCAGCGACATAATGGACCCGGAAAGGTTGGCCGCGACACTTGCAATTTACGCTGAAGACGTGTATTATACGCAAAAAATAATCCGAACATTGAGAGAACTAAAAAACTATGAATAATAGCCAAAAACCCGGGTACCGAGCTCAGGGAAAGAAACGAACCGACGGAGTGAAACATGGATTTGCGATCAACCCGGAACAAATGGAATACGAAAGGCGCAAGCTTTTGGAGGAAATGTCTACAAAGCTTAAGCCCAATAAGAAACAGCTTAACACAATGGCGGCTGTGGCTGCCACAAAGGAGCCGGAGTATTTTGACGAGGAAGGAAAGAAAAAAGAACCAACAATGCGTATTTTATCGCTCGGCGCGGGGGTACAGTCTTCCTGTCTCGCACTCATGGCGCAGGAAGGACTGACAAAACACAAACCGGACTACATGATCTTTGCCGACACCGGATGGGAACCCTCATTCGTTTACGAACACGTTGAATACCTCAAGAAGGCAATAACGATCTGCCCCATCATTACCGTTGAACGAAGCAACATCCGTGAGGATCTTATTCGAGCGGCGAACCCCATTAAGGGGTCAAATGATGAGTGGAAGTCTTTCGCCGGACGCGTGCCCAATCCCCCACTGTTTGCGGCACGTCCCGGTGGAAAGGTTGGAATGCTTTACAGGCAATGCACGCACGATTACAAGGTCATTCCCATACAGAAAAAGATGCGGGAGATTTTAGGAATTAAACCTAGACATAGAGTCAAGAAAGGAACAATTGTCGAACAGTGGATTGGCATATCAACTGACGAGGCGATGCGAATGAAGAAGGCAAGGATGTACTGGCTTGAATCCAGGTGGCCACTCATTGAAATGAAAATGTCAAGGGCGGACTGCCTGCAATGGTACCGTGACATGAAAAAACATCCAATGCCGGGGAAATCGTCCTGCATAGGGTGCCCATACCATCACAATGACCAGTGGAAGAACATGCAGAAGAACTATCCAGTGGACTTTGAGGACGCGTGCGAGGTTGATGACAAAATCAGGAAAGGGTTAAAAAATACAGAAGCAGAACTGTTTCTGCACAAGTCAGCGGTTCCATTGAGAACCATAGACTTCCAGGAGAAGCCAAAACAAAAGGACCTTTTCGGAGAGACATTTGATCCGGAATTCGCCGATGAATGCGAAGGCCTTTGTGGGGTATAAGAAAGGCGAGGACTATGATCCGAAGAGCGTGCGACCGGGACCCAAAGGCGGTACGGCGCCTGAATTCAAGTGTTTCAACTGTGATGAATGGTTTGACGGGAATGAATGGAAATATACGCTCTCTAAATCGTGGTATCCTTCTCTTGAACATAAAATTAACTTTCTGTGCGGTCCGAATTGCTCTTTGGAAATTTCTGAAAAGCACAAAGAGAAATACGTAGGGCCTTGATGAGCAAGGCTGACTTGAAGAGAAAGAAACACAAGGGAAGGCGAAAGGTTGGATCTAATAAGAGAAAGAACCGAAGGCGCGTTCGTTTGGGACTAAAGGTGAGGAGAAAATAATGACACCAGAAGACATAAAAAAGAAAAAGGAAATGCTTGTGAAGCAATACAACACCCTCAAGGATAAACTGGACGAGGGCAGAACAGCGATCGTGAACATGCAGGCACAGCTGAATGGCATAGCCGGAGCGGTTCAACTGTGTGATGACTTCCTAAATAACCCTGAAAAACCCAAAAAAGACAAATAATGGAGGTTTGGGACCCAGGAGAGGAAACGACGGTATTCAGCCAAATAAAAAAGCTCATATCGCGCCTATATCGGGCTTTAAGGGGTTGGGTGGTACGATTCTACCCGGGTAATTTAGTGTTTTGGGTCAAGGATCACTTCTATGCCGTGTGCGAGCATTATGGCGGCTCGCTCAGTTGCTGGGCATGGAATAAAAGATGGAACAAGAGAAATGAAAGGAGATACAAGCATGGCTAGACCGGGACCGCAAAGGAAATGGACTGACTCACAGCTGGATGACGCCAAGTACCTGATGGCGCACAATTTCACCGCCAGCACGGTGGGGAAAATTTTTAACACCACAAAGAACGCCGTCCTCGGCGCTCTGTACCGTGACAAGGTTAGGAACGGATACGTTCCCCCCACAGATTCAAAATACACGGTGTCAAAGATCAGGCACAGGTTCAAACGTGATCCCTCCCTGGGTGAAATGCAATGCTACGTATGCTCGAAGACCTTTACCAGGTCAAGTCGGTTTGACCGTTTCTGCTATGAATGCAAGAGGACGGGACGTGTCACTTGATCCAGGAAAAGCTGAAGAGGTATGTTGACATACTAAATGAGATTCCTGAGATGCAGGACAAGTACCTGTGGCTCATGGAGTTTGGAAAGAAGAATGAGGGATTGGTGGACGAACTCAGATTACCGGAGTTCGAGGTCCCAGGCTGCCAGTCACAAACGTGGTTGGTTCCGGGGTATCACACGGACGGCAAGCTGTATTTCAGCTCTGATTCAGCCGCCTTGATTTCAAAGGGCATGGTTTCGTTGCTGGCGGATGTCTTTAGTGGATCTACAGGAAACGATATAATATCCTTCGACACCAAAGCTTTAGACGATTTAAAACTGGATACCCTCTTGACTCCTGGTCGGAGGAACGGGGTTTATTCGATGCTGAAAAAAATTCAGGGATACGGGCGGCGAGAAGCGTTATCATTGGTTTAACAACCATGCCACCGCCACAAGTGCCAGTACCGTCATTATAAGCGGTAAATATTCTCTTATCATTTGTTGCTATTCCATTTCTCCTTGGACCTAAGAGTCCATCTTTCAAATGCTTCCTTGCTTATTTTCTTCCGCACCATCTTCGCTCCCTCTGGGATCTCAGTATGCAATGTCAGTATTTCCCCGTCACCACTCAATTCCACCAACGCGGGTCCGCAGAATGCGTTCTTTGTATAGTCCGTTTCCTTTTTCTTTAGAATTCTAACTTCCTTCATGCACGTGGACAGTGATTCCATGGGGACATACTGTGTCATCCTGTGCTCCTGATCGTTCATATTGCCAAATATGAACATGACTATGACGCTAATTACTTCCATTTCCATTCTCCCTCAGCTTGTCCTTGAGCTTTTCCACGTCATCAAGCAAGCGTTCTATGTCGTGCTGTGCCCTCTTTATATTCACGGTATTTGACATCATCGACTCCATGTCTTCCATCATAGCCTCTAATTGTCCGGACAGGAACTCAATTAATAAATCCTGCTGAGCGTCCGCGGGCAATGCGCCCATTTCGCCCCTGGGCCAGCCAATTCTAAATTCCGTGTTTTTAGTGAGGTCTGACTCGGACAGCGTTACACGAGTTTCCAGCGTATTCAGGCGCTCCTGGATCCCGAAGAAGGCCCAGACGCCAACCGCTGTGGCCGAAAGTATGGCCAAAAGGTTGCGCATGGGCATGCTGATCGCTGTTCGGTCCGATACATCTAGTCGATCGTTAGCCATTTAGTCCCCGTAAGAATAATTTGAACTGGAATTTGAGTTATTGGACCCTTCGATTAGCTCGAACAGGCGGTCATGCTGGCGAATTATTTTTTTGTTGGTCTTCTGTATGTCAGCGTCCTTGTTTTTAAGCTTCTTTACAACCTGTTTTAATTCCTTAACTTCGGTTATAATATTCTCCAAATCCAGTTTCATTTTGACCTGATTCTCGATCACGTCCTTTCTGTTCGCCTCCTCGAAGCTTTTGTACATCTGGTCCACCCGCGAATCCAATTTCGAAATGTACCATATGACGCCTATCCCCTGAACGAGGACAAAGGCCACGACGGCGAATGATATTTTAAGTCCGTTCATTGTCTACTCCCATAAAAATTCTTGTTTAATTGTCCAGGATCTCTTGTCTGAGTCTGAAGTTGTCGTACTGTCATTTTTCGCGTCTTTGGCTGTGTCATTTGTTGTTATTGTTGATCCATATGTTACGCTTGTCTTTGACGGCCTGACATTGAGACGATCCGTATTGACGCATCCTATCATAAATAGGGCCGTCAGTAAAATGATAATTTTCATGCACCTGTTGTGGTGTCAGTCATCCCCAGAATGGGGAAGGATTCAAAAGGTATGCAGAAAGCTTCCGTTTTCATGCTGTCCTTGTCTATACTTTGCTCATATGCCTCCATATAACCCTCCTTCGCCTTTATGCACAGCACTTCCGATGGGTAAATGGACGCGTTGTACTTGACGGTGGTCTGGTTTGGTGATGACATTATCATCAGCAAAAAAAATATCTTGACCATTATTTTCCTTTGAAATAGTGTTTCTCGGGGTGGTATCTTAACCATTTTTTGAATTTATACCAGATATTTCTGATTCCTGCCGCCACCAGTTTAGTCCTTAAAAAAGGGACTCCCCCGCAACGAATGTGCAGGGAGAGTCCACCGAGATGAAATGAAGTTGAGGATTTAGTTATACAATTACTGTTGTATTTATGCAACAACAAAATGTTTTTTTGCTTGACACGTGTTTTTGGCTGTTTTCCGCCATGATTATTTACTTGATTTATCCCATGATATACTGTATAATATGGGCTATTATAATAGTTAGACATATTATAGTTACCTAGGGTAGGTCAATGTCCCACAAGGTTGGCCTACCCGCAAAGATGAAAGAATTGAGATGACGAGAACATATACAAAGGGGGGAATTTTTAGCAAGAAGCCTAAAAGTTTCCTGACACAAGGAGAGTTGGACAACATTGTGATAAGCCTGAAGAAGTTTGACGAGTGGCTGGGAAAGTCACGCAGGGGGCAGAAGATTTCCTATTACAGGGGATTCATCTTCGCGCCCAACGAGCAGAAGCTCTCCCCCACACTGGACTTAAAGAGGGTGGAAAAACTGGCGAGGCACGTTCGAAGGGCGTGTGACCGAAGCCTCATCACGATGGTGCAGAAAAAGCATGACAACTTTGACTACGAATACATTGCGGTGCGAACATGACGTGGACGGTGTTCTGGTTTTTGGTCGTGCCAATAAAAATATCACTGCTGATATTCATACTGACGGTGATCCTGTGATTGGATGGATGCTGGGACAGTTAATTTTTTGGGTGGGTCTCATAACAATAATCATGTGGTCCCTTTCCAAGTGTGCGGTATTATGAGTTTATACAACAGGTTACTAAAGGAAAAGAAGCGTCTTGGACAGAAAGCGTTGCGCAATCCCAGGACAAAGCAGGAGTTGCTCGATCGCAAGAGGTGGGAGAGGGTTTACACGATCCTCACCCGCCGCTACGAATACGGGATTGAGGACGCCATCATGGAACAGTACCGCTGGGGCGACTTCCGGGACGAAATTGCGGCGGTGAAGAGGTAACATGGAACCGGTAACAATTTTTTACATATGTTTCGGAACACTGTGGATCATAGGCGTTCTGTCGTGAAAGATGAATGAGCAGAAGGAAAAACACATACAGTCCGAGCGAAACAAGATTCGTGAGAAACGGGCCAAGCAGGCACTTGAGGACGCAAGGAAACACAAGCAGCCCAGGGTCAAGTTCGAAAGGCCGCAGGAAGGCAAGATTGAAAAACGCGTTGGCGGGATGGATACGTTCCATGTTGAAAAGGGCGAGGAGAAGAACACCTACCGCATTGTTACAAAAAGGGAATATACGTTCGCTTATACGATACGCGCCAAGAACGAGGAAGACGCAATGATAAGAACACTGAAGTTTGTCGGCAGTGACGGATCAGGACAGTATTTACAGGGTCCATTGCAGCTGGGAAAGCCGCTCATCAGGGAGTGGATCGAGAGCATACAGAAGTTGGATTAACCACGGGAGATAAAAATGGCAAAAAAGAAGACGAAGAAAAAAGCAAAGACAAGAAAGAAACTGACGCCCCTTGAAAAAATAAGGAAGGAGCTCACCAAGCTCGAGGCGCTTCACGCGAAGGAGGAAGCGATCGTCGAGAAAATCGAGGAGATCATTGACGAGGAGGAGTTTGAGGACGCGGAATATGACTTCGACTGGGAAGGAACGAACGGTGACTGAGAAGGAGCTGCAGTATGACATCTACCAGCCGTTCGGACCGAGCATCCTGAAGGTCAGCATGCCGCAGGGCTATGTCAACCTTCTCAACGCGCAGGCGGACGAAATTCTTCACGACGAAAAGCTGAGCAGGGAGCGTGACTGGAGTCACAACCTGGCGGGGAATGTCAGGAAGGAGGTCGCGATCAACCACAACGAGATCAAGGGTTTTCCCGAGTTTCTTGTTGCCATGTCACATGAGTACATCAAGCGCGTTCTCCCGGAAGGGCTGAACGACAAGGCACAGGTATCATTCAGCGTGTGGGTGGTCAGTCAGGTTGCGGGGGACTTCAATCCCATACACATACATGACGCCAACCTCTCCGGGGTGGCGTTCCTGAAAATACCACCGAAGTTCAAGGAGGAATATGAGAAGGAGGACCACCATCCAACGGCCGGATGCCTGGAATTCCTCGGATCGCTTCCGAACCACTTCGCAAGGCACAGTTACATCGTGAAGCCAGTGGTTGGGGATTTCTATCTGTTTCCGTCCTGGCTGGCACACCAGGTCTACCCGTTTAGGTCCGATGGTGAAAGACGATCAATGGCGTTCAACGTGCACTTCAAGCTGGACGGACCGGTGAAGGGGATCAACGCGTAATGAAAAGGAAATTTTGGTTTGGCGAATGGCATTCAACTTACACTTCGTGCAACAGATTATATAAAAAATTAATTGCAGGCATAGAGTGGGAAAATCCGAACAAGACAGGAAAAAAAGGGGAGCTTTTTGTTTTTGATGACGAACAACAATCCTGGTTTAACTACATATACGATCATTACTTGGTGGACGACGATGATTATTTGAAATTTTATCGTTTGCACAGGAAACCCAGAAAATGGGGAATACGAAATTTTAGTCAAACAGGAAGTAATTATCCCCTGTCATACGCTCCCTTTAATTCAAATCAATTTTTGCCAATCAACAGGAAGCACGTTTTTACGTGTTTCGCTGATCAGGACGCCGTTTGCAAGGCAAAATTGCGACAAAAAATTAATTCATCCTATGTTAAATTCAAATTGAAGGACAATAACTACGTCTGCAATTATTGTGGCGCGGAAGGAAATTATGATAATCCACTCCATCTCGACCACATTGATCCAACTTTCAATGAAATATACGAGGAGTTTAAAATGCGCCACGGTAAACTTACCCTCTTGGCAGGCAACTACGGTGTTTTTTCCAATTTTCATGACAAGAGAGCCGAGTTTCAACTGCTGTGCGCAAATCCTTGCCATTTCATCAAGACACGGGAAGATCGGAGAATGAAAGCACATGGTTGACACCACGAAATACAAGTCCGTGGCGATAAGGATCCCCTACTATGACGCGTTGGTGCGGATGGGGGAGAGCATGCACCGCGGGCCGGGACAGGAAATGATGCACATAATCAAGAAGGCGGCGGACGAGAAGGGAATAAGGATAAAAAATGCAAGAATTGTTAAGGGCAACAAAAGAGATTAGGGAAACTCTCCGCAAGTGCGAGGAGGAAGGCGACAATTTCCAGGAGACGCTTGGAAAGCTGAGCGCAACCAAGGTGCACGGGGTGCAGTTTCCGACGCTCATGCTTATGGAGATCATTGATGACTTTGCGAAGGGTTATCAGGAGCGAAGGAAGGGGAAAGTCCTTTCCGGGTTTAACGAAGAGGAACTCCAGGAGAAATACCGCGAGGCGGCGCACAACTGGAACAACAAGGACACGGTAAACTGATGGCAACACTGAAGATCATAGATATGCACCAGGTGGAGGACGGCACCATCAACCCCAAGACGGGGCTGACGGAAAAACCCTCCTGGTACGTTCGGTTTGAGGACATGTCGGATCGCGTGCTGTTCAAGTCAAGGTTACAGGAACTCCTGTCCATGGGTTTCCGCAAGACGGTGGAAAACTTCAAGGCGGGAAAAGCCAGGACGAACCAGGGTGGGGAAGCCCGCTTCTGGGTGGTGGTATTCCAGGATTATGAGGTAAGGCTGCAAACCAGAGACCAGATCATGGAAGTTGTAACGGAAGGACACAGGCACAGGGACGATGATGACAACGCAAAATTCGAGCGAAGAGAAGACGGAACGGAAGAGCAGTTTACCATCGAGTAAATATCCGGACTGCTGGCCGATGGTGCGCATCACGTGGATGGACGCCATGGACGGTGACACCGGATGGGTACCCCTTGGGAAAATGCGCGACGCCAAGCTGGCAACGTGCATTGACATTGGATGGATGATCAGGGATGATGACCTCAGGGTCACCATCATGGGATCCTGGTGCGCCGATCCGCAGGAGACAAAGGAAGAGGACAAGGAAGGCGGACGGTACATAACAATCCCGAAGGGTTGGGTGAAGAAAATAGAATATCTGGAAGTGAGCTATGGACAAATACGAGATTAACGTGTGGAAGGACGCCGAGCTGCTGAGCAAGGAGATTGTTCAGTTCGGATCCAACGAGGACTGCTACAACTACGTGATGGACAAGCACTACGCCCCAGGAACGTGGACGGGGTCGCACCAGAACAGGGCCGGCGTGACGCTGAACAGGCCACCTCCTGGGATCAGGATAACGTGGGCCAAGCTTGGGTACAACAACTACAGACCAAAGAAACTGAACGCGGAGGAAAAAAAGCTGCAGCGTGAGCTGTACGACTCAATCACGCCCGAAACAATTCAGGAGTTGGGTCCAAACGAAATGTATGCTAAGGTAAGGAAGGATTATCACGGACACCCAAACGCGAAAGGATACGATGAATTCCCAAGCCGCAAGAAGGAGGTATACATCAATGGAAGCACAGGAGAAAAATACACAGTCTAGGGAGGGGCTTACACCCAAGCAGAAGAAGCTTTATAACATCATCAGGGACTTCATAAAGGCGAACAGGCACTCGCCGTCCTACGAGGAGCTGAAGCAGCTTAATGGATCGCGGTCCAAGGCTCCAATACATGCCCTGATTCACCAATTGATAAGGCGACACTGGATAGGAAAACGGAATGGCGCAAATCGGTCACTTTTCATCTTGTAATGTGGTCCCTATAGTGTATATTTTGCTAAAATGTTTTTTTTATTTTTAAAAAGACCGGGATATGGTGCCACCGTGCCACCTTTCCTGATTAACCTTTATAAATCAATCGTTTATATGGTGGCACCAAGGTGGCACTACTCTAAACGACGCAAGCAACTTTTGTTACAAATAATAAAACAAATGAGTAAAAACTCAACTATAGAGCGGGGAATTCGATGGTCGATGAAAGGCTGAGAGGTGACACCAGTGGTGCCACCATTGTGGCAAAAACAAGGCAGAGCGGAGGGGCCCTAAAACACCCAATTCGGAGTGACGGGCTCACTGACAAGCAGCGTGTGTTTGTCAAGATCTACGCCGAGAACGAGGGTCGTTTGACTCCAACGGAATGCGCAAGACAGGCAGGATACTCGGAGGCGTCAGCCAACGTTACCTCTTCCCAGTTGCTGAACGGCAAGAGATACCCAAAGGTGGTGGACGCGGTTCTCAAGCGAAGGGCTGAACTGGAGAAAACACATGAAGTCAAGTTACAGAAGCACGTACAGGAGTTGGCAAGGCTTCGTGAGAAGTCACTGGTGGAAAAGTCTTTTAGTGCTGCTGTTAATGCTGAGCGCCTGCGAGGGCAGGCTGCGGGACTGTACATTGACCGCAAAGAAATCAGGACAGGAAGTATTGATTCTATGTCCCGTGAAGACGTTTTAAAACAACTGAAGGAGTTGGGATTGGATGGAAAATTTAAAAAAGAGGGAGATAAAACTGTCCTTTCGGTCGAAGAGAAATCCGGTAGCGAGGGACTTAAGGACATCACCCCAGTACAAGCAGAAGATAGTAAAAGACAAAACGAAGTATGACCGTAAAGCCGGAAACAAGGCTTTGGAAGAGTTTCAGGAAGTTATTAAAAAGTGGTGACTATATTGTTTCACGCCTTGAAAGCTATGTTACTCCCGGATTCCCGGATTGCGTAATATTTCACAATGTTACAGGATTCTTCACTGTTGAGCTGAAGATAATACAGCCTAATAAAAAGATAAAGTTTTCAGTCTTCCAAAGGGCATGGAATACGATCCATTACATTCACGGTGCGCCAGTTTATATCCTGGTTGGGGGGCTCAAGGACAACAAGGTCAAACTGTTTCACGGCGAATGGACCGAGCACCTCGGCCAAAAGACCGTGGACCAAGTGCCCGGGTTATACGAGGGAAGGCTCGAGGACCTCGACCTGCGGCAAATTGTCGCAAACTCCCAAACTCCCCAATGTGTATAACCTGTGCATAACCTGTGGATAAGTCCATCCTGTCTACCGGGGCGCCCAGGGAAGAGTGCTTCAAACTCCCAAACTCCCCAATAAACATAACTAATCAGCCATTTTTTCGTGATCCCTGTCTGGATGCCCGGGGCGCAGCAGGTTCCTGTGCAAGTTCAAAACTCCCAAACTCCCCAGAAAACCTATACTTTTTGCGTGGATCTCCAGCCAGTCCTGTTTGTCCGGGGCCCGGGAGACCTTCCAGTCCTGACAGGAAGTTCAAATAAGTTCTTGCATTGTGGATAAGAAAATGGTATAATACTGTTAATT